GACGGCATCGCCGGTGCGGCAGGCGAGGTCGGCCCGGCTGGACCGCCCGGAGCGGCAGGCGAGCGCGGCGAGACCGGCATGCTGGGGCCGGTCGGCCCTGCAGGCGCCGATGGCGCGCCAGGCGAGCGCGGCCTCGCAGGCGCCGACGGTGCGGGCGGCGAGCGCGGCGAGATTGGCGAGGCAGGCCCCGCTGGCGACCGCGGCGAAGTCGGCCCGGCAGGCGAGCCCGGCCCTGCAGGGGCTGACGGCGCGCCAGGGGAGCGCGGAGAGCGCGGGTTCGCGGGCGAGCTGGGTCTACCAGGGCGCGCCGGTGAAGCCGGCCCAGCGGGCCCGCGCGGCGAGCCAGGCGCCGCTGGCGCGCGCGGCGAGGCAGGTCCGATCGGCACCCGCGGCGAGGCCGGACCGGCCGGCCGCGATGGGTTGCCAGGCGCCCGCGGCGATCGCGGCGAGAAGGGCGACCCGGGACTGGTCGGCCCGGCCGGCGAGCGCGGCGCGATCGGCCCGGAGGGCCGGCTGAAGGCCACCAGGCCCTGGACGCGCGGCGTCCATTATGAGGGCACGACCGTCACCGCCGACGGCGCAACGTGGCAGGCGATCCACGACACCGGCGATGCGCCAGGAGCAAGCAAGGATTGGGTCTGCATCGCCGCTGCAGGACGCGATGCGCGGACGCCAGCGCTGTGCGGCACGTTCGATGAGACGGCGACCTATCGGGCGCTGGATATCGTCAATCTCAACGGTGGCGCGTTCATCGCGCGACGCGACGACGCCGGACCGTGCCCGGGCGATGGTTGGCAGATGATCGCACGGCAGGGTCAGCGCGGCATCGCCGGCCAGCGCGGCGAACGCGGCGAACGCGGCGAGCGCGGAGCTGCAGCGACACCCGCGCCGCGGTTGGCAGGTTGGAAGATCGACCGCGCGAGCTATACGGCAACGCCGTCCATGAGCGATGGAAGCGACGGACCGCCGCTCGATCTGCGGAAGCTGTTCGAGCAGTTCCAAGACGAGACCAAATAATGGCCGATCGCATCATCACCGTCCTCACTCCGGGGACCAGCTTCGACCTCATGACGCTGCAAGAGGCGAAGACCCTTGCTGGTCTTTCGCTCACCGACACGACCGACGACGCGCAGACGCAACTGTTTATCGACATAAACAGCGCCACCGTGATGCGGATGTGCAATCGAATTTTCGCGCGCGAGCAAGTCCGCGAGGAATGGCGCGAGCTTAATGGCGGTTGTCGGATTTTCCCTTCGCACTGGCCGATCGGGGCGACCGACATCCTATCGGTCGAATCGCCGATCGGGACTGTGCTCGATCCGAGCATGTACGAACTGGAGCAGCAATCCGGCAAGGTCGAATTCATGAGCGGCGGCTTGGCCGGCGCCTGGATCGAGCCGGTCGCGATCACCTACTGGGGCGGATACAACCTTCCTGATGAATCGCCGCTGCCGATCAAGCGCGTCGTCGCGATGCTCAACCTACAATCAAGATTGCTTGCTTCGCTCGGGACCATCGCCGGCATCAGGATGTTGAGCCACCGCGAAGCGCGCGTGATGTTCTATGATCCTATGAAAATCCTCGAAGCGGCGCTCGGTGGGAGCACGGGCCCGATGCAATCAGCAATCATGAATATGCTGTCTCACTATATTCACTATGAGGTTTGACGCATGGGCATGAATTTTTCCGTGCTGATCTACGCGCCCAACTTCGATCAATGGGCGCGCGAGATCACCTACAATCCGGTCACCTCGCAACCGACCGTGGCGCCGTTTGTGGCGCGCGGTATTTGGCACCAGGACAAGCTCGAGGTCGTGCTCGAGGATGGCTCGGTCTTCATCGAACAGCAAGACAACATGGACGTCCTCGAGTCCGAATTTCCGGTCAAGCCGCAGCAGCTCGATCGCATCGTCATCCCGGCCGACGGCACGGTGCCGGCGGAGGGCGAATTCGAGGTGGTCAGCGTCACCCGCAATGGCGGCGGCGAGACCAACCTGGTCTTGCGCGCGTACGTGACACCGAAGCCATGACGAACGGCGCAACCGGCGAAACGGCGACGCAGAGCTATTCTCAGGTCATCCGCGACAGCATGTTTGCGGCGCTTGTCCAGGTGCCGTTCTTTGTCGGCTTCAAAGCGCGGCGCAGCAAGCAGCTGCCGATCCAACCACCGCTGCTGCCGTATCTCGGCGTCTACATCGTCAACGAGGAAATGGGCCCCGACGGCGACATCAATGCTGGCGACATTCGCTTCACCCATTCGTTGCGCATCGGGTTTCAAGTCATCATCGAAAACAACGATCCGGTGGCGTCCGAGCTAAAGCTCGATGCGGCGTTCTGGGCGATCATGATTGGTCTGTGGAACAACGACAGCCTGACCAACATGCTCGTGACTGGCATGCCAGACAACACCCGTTTCGAGGGCGTGGAACGCGGCACGCGCCGGCATGTGTGGGGCACGATCGGCAACGGCGAGACGCCAATCGGCGAGTTGGAATATTTCGCCACGGTTCGCTTTCGCACCGAATGGTTTCCGAGCGGTTTCCCCGATCTTCTGGAATTTCACGTCGAGACCGTGCCGCTGGCAGCCGATGGCACCGTGCCGCCGGCAGTCAAAGTGCAGCGCATCATCAGTCAATACGAATTCGCGCCGATGACCGCCTCTGATCTTACGACCGCGAGTCCGATCCTGGGCACGCCGGCCATCAGCTGAAGGAGAATGGAGATGGTCGGCGGTTCCGTGCTCGATAATGGACTCAATACAATCCACAACAATGCGGATGCGATCTACATCTGCACGCAAGACCCGATGAGCTTTGCCGACGCGACGACGACCTATGCGCTCGGGAATAATAACTTCGGTGCAGGTCTCGCCTTCGGGCCGCCAATAGCTGGAACACCAAACGGTCGCCAGGTGGCTTCCAATCCAATCACGGCCGGCAATGTGACCGCAACCGGAACCGCGGCGAAGTGGGCCGTCGTTGATACCGTGAACTCGGTCTTGCTTGCAAATGGAACGCTCGCCGCACCGCTGGGTGTAACGGCGGGCAAGACCTTCACGCTCGCGTCATTCACCATCACTCTGCCCAACCAATAATCCACGCAAAACCTTGAAGGAGAAGAAGTCATGACCGTCCCAGCATCCCCGACTCCCGATCCGCGCGCGACGCGCAACGCAGTCAAGCAAGCGCGACTTCAGGCAATCAAGAAAGGGAAAGAGATTCCGCGGGTGCGCGTCTTGCCTGCGAACGACGACATTCGGCGCTTTCTGAAGCACCCGCGCGCCATGGCGTTCCGATCGACCGGCTCAGTTGATTGGCCGCTGGACAAGTACACGCAACGCCGGATCGCGGACGGCTCCGTCACCATCGAAGAAAAGAAGGAAGAAAAGAAACCGGAGCAGCAGCAAGAGCACCACCAAAGAGGACACGCACCGGCGTGACCTTAGCAAACAATCCCAGACATAGGAGGCTCCCTTGCCGATCTCATTCTCAAATATTCCCTCCGACATCAAAATCCCGCTCTACTACGTCGAGGTTGATCCCTCCATGGCAGGGTTGCCGGTGTTGGGTCTTCCGGCGCTCATCGTCGGCACCATGCTCCACGGCGCGAGTTACGCGACCATTACGGCCGCTACGTGGACGGCGAGCCAAGCCACTTACACGACGGCAGCACCGCACGGCATCGCCGTCGGCGCGTCCGTAACAATAAGCGGAATGAATCCCGCCGGCTTCAATGGCACTTTCACCACCGTCACCGGCACGACTGCATCGACGATTGTTGTCGCCATGGCAAGCACCCCGGGAGCCTTCGTCAGCGGTGGCACCGCCACGTCCGGCCCCCCCGGCGCGACCAACATTCCGACTCCAATCGGATCGCAAGCCCAGGCCGATGCGGCTTATGGGCAGGGCAGCATGATGTCGCGAATGTTCAAAAGTTACTTCGCGAACAACTTTGGTAACATCGTCTACGGACTCGGCGTTGCCGAGCCGACAGGCGGAACGGCTGCATCAGGCACCATCACGGTGACCGCGCCGCCGACCGATGCTGGCGAGATCGCGCTCTACATCGCGGGCGAGAAGGTCGCGGTGGACATTGCGGCATCTGACCTCATCGCCGACGTGGCGACTGCCATCGCGGAAGCTGTCAACGCGATAGTAGATTTGCCCGTAACCGCGACGGCTACGACTGGGGTCGTGACGCTGACTTGCCTATGGAAAGGCGCTACCGGCAACGACATCAATGTCATGCTCAATTATTTTGGCGGCATTGGCGGAGAGATGACACCGCCTGGGCTCGTGCTGGCGCTGCCGGCGACGGGCATGCTCACGGGCGGTGTCGGCACTCCTGTGTTCACGACTGCGATCTCGAATCTGGGCGAGCAGATTTTCGAGTACGTTGCGCTTCCATATACCGACTCCACGACCCTGATGGCGTGGGAGGACGAATACGGTTTCGAAGACACCGGCCGCTGGGGATATCGCCGCGAACTCTATGGGCATCTCTTTTCGGCCAGGCGCGACACCATGCCGAATCTCGTCACTTGGGGGAACACGCGCAACAACGCCGTTACCTCGGTGATGGCCGTCGAGGTGGCGAGCCCGTCTCCGGTCTACGAATGGACCGCGGCCTATATGGCCAAAGCACAGAGATCGCTCCTAAACGATCCGGCTCGGCCCTTGCAGACGCTGAGTCTGAATCAGATCAAGCTGGCGCCGCTCCATACGCGCTTCGACTCGGTTGATCTGCAGACGCTCGCCAGCAACGGGCTCGCAACGCAGAAGCCCGGCAGCGACAACCAGCCGATGATCTCGCGCGAGACGACGACTTATCAGCTCAATCTCTACGGCACTCCAGACACGGCCTATGAGCTGGTGACGACATTGGCGACGCTCGCGCGGCTGATCCGTAATCAAAAACAGGCCATCACGTCCAAGTTCCCGCGCATGAAGCTGGCCAACGACGGCACGCGCTTCGGGCCGGGGCAGGCGATCGTGACGCCGTCCATCATCAAGGCGGAGCTGATCTCGGAATACGCGACGGATCAGTTCAACGGTCTTGTAGAGAACACGGGCGCATTTGTGCAGAACCTTCTTGTTGAACGGGACGATACGGACCCCAATCGCGTCAATGTTCTATACCCGCCTGACCTCATCAATCAGTTGAGAATCTTCGCGGTGCTGGCGCAATTCCGCCTGCAGTACAACGCGGCGATCGATGCGGCTGGCAGCGGCTCTGCGATCGGCGTGACCGGAACCATTCCGGCCGGCGGCGTGCCGATCTAAGCGGACCACGAACAATCAACCGAAAAATCAGAGGATAAAGACATGCCCCAGAAGATCGCTGGCGTCGCCTATCTTACCGCGGGAACCGTGCAGATGAGACTGCGCGGCAACTTCACCGTGAGCCATTCCATGGTCGAGCGAACGATGCTCGCCGGCCAGGACGGGATTCACGGCTATCAAGAACTGCCGAGAGTTCCATTCATGGAGGCCGACATTTCGACGACGCCGGACTTCGATATAACGGCTCTCGACGGTCAAGTCGGTGTGACTGTTGTAGCGATCCTTGCCGATGGTTGGACTTTCCAAATGACGGATTCCATCTGTAAGGCCGGGCTCGAGCAAACAACGCGCGACGGCCAAGTCAAGGTGCGCTGGGAGGGCATTAATGTCCACACCTACTCGAGCGCCCCAGCCGTCGTCGACGCGCCGTGGGGCCTTGGCAATCCAGTAGCGTGATGAACCATGCCAGCAGCACGTGAAGGTTTCATCACCGATGAGCCGCCGTCGCGTCCGCCGCAGCCGCAGCAGCAGGCGCGACCGCAGCCGTCATCACCGCCGCCAGAGATCGAGCCGCCAACGCCGTTGGAGCCCAAAGCGGAGTGGCCGATCGTCGTGAAGCTGCGGCACAAATCGATCTTCGGCAACAAGCGCGAGCAGCTCGAGGAATTGAGCTTTCGCGAGCCCACGGGCGCCGACATCATTCGCCTCGGAAATCCGGTGTGGATCAATACCTCTGGCGAAATCATGTTCGACGAACGCAAGATGACGATGATGATGGCGCAGCTCTCGGGCGTCCTCTACCCGCTGCTCGAGGCCATGCATCCGCAAGATTGGAATTCCTGCGCATATCGGTTACGCCGTTTTTTTCTCCCCGATCCGGAAGCTTGGTGATTGTTGGCGAAGACGAGGAAATTATCCTCAACTGTTTTCGCCTGGCCCGCTTCTATCGCTGCGATCCGCGAATCTTCCTCGCTATGCCGCTGTTCAGCGAACTCAGCGCGCACTGGTATTACACGTGCCGGCTCGCGGAGCTGGAGCGGCGTGATTTGGATGATGCCTAATGGCTGAATCGCAAGAACTACAACTTATCATCAATGCGGTCGACAACGCGACGCCCGTCATGGGCAAAGCGCGCCGCGAGATGGAGGAATTCGGCAAGCATTCGAAAAAGATCAATGATGAAGCCGCCGCCGGCATCAACAATGCGCTCAAGGACATCACTAAGTTTGCCGGGCAGATAACCGGTCTGCCGCTCGGCGAGTTCGCCAGGATAGCCTCAGAGGCAACGGCCGGCCTCGGTGGATTCGCCACCGCGCTGGGTGCCGTGCCGCCGCTCATGTGGGAGGTCAATGAAGCGCTGAAGGAATTCTCTGATCGCATGCTCGGGCTGCAAACACAGGCCAGCTCGATCGGCATTACGACCGGCGAATTTCAGGCGCTGGCCGATCAGCTAGACAGAGTTGGGATACACGGCAAGGCGGCGGAGGCGACGGTCAAAAACGTGGCCAGTTTTGCTGCACGCACGCAAGAAAGGGGGAGTGCCGAGCAACGGCTCTTGCATGCACAGTTCAGCAATCCCATGCAGGTACAAGCCCAACTCGGCATCTATGCAGCGCAAGGGACCGCGGCTTCGATCGCCGGGATGGCCAAGATACTGCGTGATTCCGAAGCGGAACGGGAAAGGAAGTTCGAAGCCGAAGGCAAAGCACCGGCGGTCGCAAGAAAACTCGCCGCGACCGACATCGATAAGCTCGCAACCAGCGTGGGGTTTGTTGGCGATTTCCGGCGCGTCGATGCCGCGAAGTTACACGAAGCGACGGAGGAAGAGATCGCAGCTGCTGAGAAGAAGGTCGAAGCAGCGAAGAGCCTCGCGGAGGCGGAAGCCGATGCAGCGGTCGCGTTGCGCGAATGGAAGGACAAGATTTTCCTGATGATTCACGGTCCGATGGAGCAGCTTCTCAAAGAGATGGGGGATTTCGTTACTGCGTCTCCACTTGGAGGATTGGCTGTCGCAGCGGGAGGAGCTGCGTTGGTGTTTAAGGCGATCGCTGCGCTTGCGAGAACAATCCTCCCAGGATTGGCCGCTGCCGCTCCCACGGGAGCGGGCTCCGTGTTACGCACGCCTGGGCGTTTCGGGCCTGGCGGGCCTTTGAGCGGGCCTTTGAGCGGACCTTTAAGTGCCCTCTCGCTCGAGGAGATCATTCGCGGGGAATATAAGGAAGGACGGCGCGAGGCGAAGGAGAAGGCAGCTGATCCGGATCAGTTTCAGCGGATGCTCGAAGATGCTCAGAAAGGCATCTGGCCAGGCGACCAACCGAAGGTTCCGAAATTCCAGCACGGCGGCATCGTCAACAAACCTACGATGGGCCTGGTCGGCGAGGCGGGCCCCGAAGCCATCATTCCACTTTCGTCGATGAGGGACGAGGACGCGGGCCGCGAGCAGCGAAAGCTCTTGCGCGAAAACACCGAAGAGCTTCGACGCCTCAATGATTTCTTGACGAAGCCAGAGGAGCAGGGGCCGGCGGCGAAAGCGCGCGCGGCTGGGGGAAGGGCGCAGGTCGCTGCGGCGCTGGGCATCGGTGGCGGGCCTGATGCAATCCGGCTTGATGGCGGCGGCGGAGCTGGCGGCGCTGGCGGCATGCCGGACCTTGGCGGCATGCTCGGTGGGCTCCTTGGCGGCGGAGCTGGCGGCGCTGGCGGCGGTATGGGCGGCGTCCTCGGCGGTCTCATGGGCGGCGGCGGTGGCGGTGGCGGTGGTCTGGGCGGGCTCCTCGGCGGTCTCATGGGCGGCGCTGGCGGTGGTGCTGGTGGCGGCCTTGGCGGTATCATCGGCGGTCTGATGGGCGGCGGCGCTGGCGGTGGTGCTGGTGGCCTCGCCGGCATGCTGGGTGGCCTCCTGGGCGGCGCTGGCGGTGGCCTTGGTGGCCTAGGCAGCATTCTTGGCGGCGGCGGCCTTGGCGGCATGCCGGGCGGCGGTCGCGGCGCTGGCGGCATCCGTTTGCCCGGTGGCATCAACTTGCCCGGCGGCATCAACTTGCCCGGTGGTCCGGCGCCTCATCGAGGCATTCCGGGCGTAGGGCCAACGCCCGGCAGCGCAACACCAGCAGCACCCACAGCACCCGGCAGCGCCGTAGGCGGCGATCTAAGCCAGTCGGCCTATGACAAAATGTTCGCAGGCACGCCGCTCGCGGGCCAGTATGACAACGTCGTCAAGGCAGCGAATGAAAACAATGTTCCGCCATCGGTGATGGCCGCGATCATGGCGCACGAGACCGGCCAAGGTAAATCGAAAATGCTGGCCGAGCGCAACAATCCAGCCGGCCTGATGGACCCGGCGACGGGTATGGCGAAAGGGAAGACGTTCGCATCGATCCAGGAGGGCATCGCGGCCGCAGGCAAGACGATCGGCAGGAACTACGCGAGGGGCGGCGGCACGATCGGTGGTATGGCCGGTATCTACGCGCCAGTCGGCGCCGCGAATGATCCTGGCGGCCTCAACAAGGGTTGGGCCGCAGGCGTCACCGGCTTTCAAAAGAAATTGGCGGCCGCTGGAGGCGGCGGTGGCGACGGTAGTCGCGTAGCAAGCGCCGGAACCGGCGGCCCCGTGCAAAGCGGCACAGCGGCAGGCGTCGATCCAAACCAAGCGGGCCATCAGCGTTACGAGCACGGCCAAGTTACTCTCGGCGGCAAAACGTACGATTGGGGAAGCGGAGGCGCCGGTGCTGGCGCAATTCCCTTTGGCAATTATCCAATCAACATCGGCAAGGGCGACATCGGCTCTATCGGTCAACGCATAGGTGCGGTGGCCACCCTCGGAGGTCTGGGCGGTGTGATTCATGGCCCTGGTCATACCTTTGAGGGTGTGCAGCTGCATCGCGCCTTCAGCGATAATCTCGATCATTTATACACTCAGGGGTGCTTCTCGATCAGTGCGTCGGAATGGCCAGCATTCAAGCAACAACTTTTGGCGGAAAATGCCCTGCATCCAGAGGGATTGCAGTTAAGCGTCGGTCGTAATGGCATGGCGTCAATCACGCCAAGGGGGCAGAGCAATAGAGAACTCGTGCCAGCGCATGCGGCCGATCCGACTAAGCGGCCATCATTTGCACGGCAAGCTTCAATGGCGCGCGGCCGCTCACAAACCACTCCAGATAATTCCAGCATGGCACGGCTGGCGACGGATGGCAGCGCGCTCGATCGAACGCATCGCATTGAAGGAAGCGCGAACATCGACGTCAACGTCAACGCGCCGGCCGGCACCAATGTCCGCGCCAACGCGGACGGCCTGTTCAAGAAAACGCGCCTGACCCGGCAAACGCAGATGCCTCTCCTCGAAGCCGGGGCGTCCACTCCCGCCTCAATCGTGTGACTCCATGGCGACTATCCGCGACATCCACAATCCGTGGCGAGATGCGCTGCTGCCGGCGATGTACGACGGCGTACCGTTCTTCTGCGATACGGGCATCCGCGAAAGCGGGCGTCGCGCTGTGATCCATGAATATCCGAAGCGCGATATACCCTACGCGGAGGACATGGGTCGCAAGGGCACGCAGTATTCGGTGCGTGGCTATGTGATCGCGTACGTCAAGGACGTCGGGGCGGACCCGCAGGCCGCCAATCAGATTTTCACCTCCATGCCGGCCGGCGGCTTTGCCGCTTCGCTCTTCATGCGCGACTATCGAATTGCGCGCGATCTGCTGCAGGCGCGGCTCGATGCGCCAGGCGCTGGCGTTCTACAGCTACCAAACATGGGGCGCGCTGGTGCCGGCGGTGCCCTGACTCTGACTGCGGTCTGCTCGGGATATCGAATGACGGAGGAAGACCGCTTGGGCGGTTTTTGTGTCTTCGACATGACCTTTGTTGAATACGGGCTGATCAATCTTGCGCCTCCGTTGCCGGCGATCACGCTCCTGCAGGGGCAGGCCAACGGCCTGTACACGCTGGTGACGCAGGCGCTCGATGAGTTTGTCGGCATATGAACAAGAAGGACGCACAAGAGGCGGTGCCGATAATCGTCGCCGTGCTCGAGGAGCTGCTCGCACAGGTTCCTTCGGCATCGGGAACTGCCGGTGCCGAGTGGCGGTTCGCGGTCAACTCCGTTCGCGTGAACGCCGCAATGCTGCTGGGCACCAATGCGATCGGGGTGCCCTTGCAGAATATCTTCCAGCTCGCTCCAACGATCGGCGCCACGCTTCCACAGATGGAGCAGGTACGACTGACCGCCGAGGCGTTCTCGCCGATCACGCCAGGCGCCATCCTCGTCCGCGACTCTCTCGTTCGGTACGCGCTCGCCACCGAGGGAGGGATCATGGCGGGCATGACATTCACGAGTCGAGACGACGTCGAGGCGCTTCGGCCCCAGATCAATGCTGAGTTTGCGGATGCCGAGGAGACGTCCGCTGACGCGATGGATTCAACGATGTTCCAGGCGATCGTCAGCCTTCACAGTGCGATCACCTATTTTCTGACGCAGACCGCGCAGCCGTTGCCGCGCATGCTCAACTTCGCTTTTGCCGCGCCGCAGCCGACGCTCGTCTTCGCCTACAAGCTTTATACCGACGCCTCGCGGGCCGATGAGCTGCGCGATCAGAACAAAGTCGTGCATCCAGCGTTCATGCGGCCGACCGGCCGCGCCCTATCGGCCTGACCAACATGGTAGACCCGGTTACGCCTTCTCAGGGTGCTCCGTCGACTCCCAATCCCTACGAGATCGCAACGATCATCACGCAATATGGCGAGTGGACGGCGTGGGAATCGGTGTGGGTGCAGCATCGATGGGCGGATTCATCGGCGCTGTTTCGGTTTACGACGGCCGAATTTTCTCCGATGCCGACGCAGTGGGAAAACCTCAAGCTGCTGCCGGGCGATTACTTGCATATCCTGCTCGGAGGGCAGCTCGCCCTGAAGGACGGCCTCATTGTCGAACGCCAGGTCGGCTACGACGCAATGAGCCACTCCGTCCAGCTCTCAGGCAAATCTCTGACCTGGATTGCGGCCACGTCGAGCGTCGATCCGCCGCGCAGCTTCGATGGCATGGGCATCGTCGATGTCGCCCACGCGCTGTTCGATCACTACGGCGTCGGTGTCGTGACGATCGGCTCGCCAGACAACTCGCCATTCAAAAATTTGCAAAGCCAGCCCGGCGAGTTCAATTGGGACTTCCTCGAAACGCATGCGCGACCGCGCGGCGTCGTTCTCGGCAGCGATCATCTGAGCAACTTCCTGATCATAGGAGATCACGCCAATCCGATAATCGCCACGCTTCAAGAGGGCGTCAACATCAAGCGCATGAATTGCATTATCAGCATTGAGAACCCCTACGCCATCTATGGCGCCACCGCCATCGGCTCCGCTGGGAGCGATGATCAATGGGGCTCGGATATAAGCGATTTGCGCCGATACGCGCCTGGGCAAGGACCAGCTGGGCGCAACATCCTCGTGCCGGCGCCGTCTTCGATTCAAACGGTTAGCGATGTGCAGAAGATGGCGCACAACGAAGCGAAGTGGTCGGACGGCACCAAGATACAAGCGAGCGTGGTCGTCCAGGGCTGGATGAAACCTGGAACCACTCAGCTCTGGCACGCCGGTGACAACGTCAGCGTCTGGTCGCCGATGGCAGTTATCAACAATCAAATCATGAAGATACAAACGGTCACGTTCACTCAGGATCGCAACACCGGCACCGAGACAACGCTCGATCTCGTGGTGCCGTGGCTCTTGAACGATAAGGTAAAAGGTGTCGTTGATTTGATGCAGGATTCGCAAGACCTCATCGACACTGCCGGCGGATTTAGAAACACGCTGCAAAGCGCACAGCAGCAGCAAACAACGCCACCGCCGCCGGCGCAACAGCCATTTCCGCTTCCGGAAGAATAAGCCATGCATCGCGCCACACAGCTCAACATTGCTTTGCGTTCCTTCACTGCTGGCGGCGCGCGCTCGGTCGTGCATCAGGCCGATGATAGCAAGCTGATGCAGGAAATGGGCGGCAGCATGATGTCGGGCGAGTCGAGACAGCGCATCGAAAGCCCGCAGAATTACGGCTTCACCTCGGTCGTGATGGACGCCGATCAGAGCGGCGGGAAGGGTGCGGAAACTTTCATCTCGTTCATGGGCGGCGGCCGATCTATCCCGGTCGCCGGGCCGATGGACGATCGCCGGCATCGCTTGCAAAAGTTGCAGAAGGGCGATGTAGCGATGTTCCGCACGAAGAGCGATCAACAACAATTTCACCTTACGCAAGATGGTGGTTATTGGACCGCGCCCGATAGCAAGACCGTGCGCATGCAGCTGGTCCAGGCGCAGCAACAAAGCGGCAGCAGCGGCAGCGGCAGCGCGCGCGATACCAGCAGCGGCGCCTCCGGTGGGTCGAGCGGCACAGGCGGTCAGCAGAATGGTCAGCAGGCAGTCTACAAGGACGGCCAGAATTCCTATCAGTTCGTCGACGTAACGAAAGACAAGACGCGCGTGTCTGGCACCGAAGCCCATCTGATGCTCAGTGATGGCGACAGCTATGTGCATTGCACCAGCCAGAAAACCTATCTCGGCGGCCGATCAGACAAGCACCAATTCGCCCTGGTGGAAACGACGCAAGGCCCCGCCTATAACGTCTACGCGCGCATCGGCGGCAAGGTCGGCGAGGATGATCTCGTCATCGGGGAGCCGCGCGGAGCGCCGAGCCCAGCGACGGCGCTGGCCGTTGTTCTGGCGCTGTTGTTGGGCGTCTCGCTGGGAGTGAATTACAGCGCGCTCTCGACGAGCGCTTGGCAGATCGCGAGCCGCTGATCATGCCCGACATCCGTCTCATTCAATATGGCGGGCCGCTCGATTGGGGCATCGATTGGCTCTTGCTCGATGACGGCACGCTCGACGATACCCAGGCCTTGGCGACCGCCGTCATCGTAGCGCTGGGAACCAACCGGCTGGCGCTCCCGAGCGATGTGCTGCCAGACCCCGATTCGACGGACCGCCAAGGATGGTGGGCCGACCTTGATGCGGCAGAGATTTGGGGAGGCTGGCCGATCGGGAGTAGGCTTTGGCTCCTGCGGCGCGACAAAATCGTCGGCACGGGCGCACGCCAGGGGGCGACGGTGACGCGCGTCGAGCAGTACATTCGAGAAGCGATTCAACCATTCATCGATTTGCAAGCCGCGACCAATATGTTCGTCCAGGCGACGCGCGTCGGGTTGGAACGCATCGATGCGATCGTTCGGCTTTATCGAGGCCCGGAGATTGCCGTGGACCTCAGATACCAAGTTCTTTGGGATGAAATCCCTATTCGCGCAATCCCCTCGCCATATCCGTGAACGATGCCCTGGTCCACGCCTATCCTTAAGCAAGTGCGTTCGCTCGTGCGCGATGCCGTCGCGGCCAATCTGCCCGGCGCCGATGCGAACGTGCCCAACAGCGTCCTGCGCGTTCTTTCCGATGCGATGGGCGCGCTCTGCCATTTAGCGCTGCAATACATTGATTGGTTGGCGCTTCAACTTTTGCCGGACACAGCAGAGACGGTTTGGCTGGACCGGCACGGAAATATTTGGTTGACCAACAGCGACGGCTCGACCGGGCGCAAGCTCGCCACCGTAGCCACTGGCACAGCTGATTTCGTCACCTCGGCCGGCAGCGTGGCGATCCCGACCGGCACGCTGCTTTCCTACGCGACCAACGTCGTTTATCAGACCACCGCGGACATCCTGACCGATCCAAGCGGCGTGCCGACACCGGCGCCGATCACTGCGGAGACTCCTGGAAGCATCGGCAATCTCGATCCCGGCACCGCGCTCGCCGTGCTGTCGCCGCTCATCGGCTCAGTCGATTCAGTCACGGTCGACACGCTCACTGGGGGCACCGACGACGAAACCGATGACGAGCTGCGGGCTCGCGTTCTCAAGCGCATCCGCGAACCGCCGATGGGTGGCGACGCCACCGACTACGAGCAGTGGGCGCTCGCCGTGCCCGGCGTCACCCGCGCCTGGTGCGCGCCGATGGAGATGGGCATAGGCACCACTTCGGTGCGCTTCATGATGGATGATCTGCGCGCCAGCAATGGCGGCTTCCCATTGCAACAAGACATCGACGCGGTTTCCGCCTATCTCGACACCGTGCGTCCGGTGACGGTGAAGGAATGCTATGTCCTCGCGCCGCTCAAGCAACCGATCGATTTCGATATCGCCAATCTCAATTCAGACACGCCGGCCGTGCGTGCGGCGATCGAGCAGGCGATCCTCGATATGCTGTTCCAATCCGCCACGCCTGGCCAGACGATCTTCGCGGCCTGGAAATTTGCCGCCGTGATGGGCGCCGCCGGCGTTGTCTCGTTCGACATGACGACAGTCGAGGACGACGTCATGCCGGACAACGGCCACATGGCGACCTTGGGCGACATCTACTACAGCACTACGCCGGTGCCCCCGCCGGTTTCTCAGCAAAGCATCGCCTATTCGAGTCATGGCTGATGGACCCGACGTTCATGTTCGACGCACCGGCTCGGATTACGCCGAGGCTTTTCTCGCGCTGTTGCCATACGGGCCGGCTTGGCCGAGGCATGCGTTGTCGACTCTGGTCGAGGCCTGCTACGGGCTCGCCGATTATTGGGGCTTCGTTGACAGCCGCGCCGCTGACCTGCTGGAGATCGAGTCCGATCCGCGTCTGACGGTCGAATTGCTGCCGGACTGGGAACGCGCTTGGGGATTGCCCGATCCATGCGTGAAGGCGCCGCAAGGCATTGTCGCACGCCGGCAGGCGCTGCTGTTGAAGATGACGCTTTTGGGTGGGCAGTCGCGCCAGTATTTCATCGATGTGGCGGCGGCGCTCGGCTACACGATCACGATCACCGAATATCTGCCATACATCTGCGGCATCTCCCGCGTCGGCGACACGCGCTCGAAGCTCGACAATCCCGACGATCCCACGCGCTACATGTGGCAGCTCGGACCACCGGAGCTTCGATATTACTGGACCGTCCACGTCAACGCGCTTTCGCTCACCTACTTTCGCACCGGCATCAGCGAATGCGGCGTCGATAGATTGTTGGCGATCGGCGTCCCCGAAGACCTCGAATGCGTGCTCGGTCGCTGGAAGCCGGCGCACACCGAGATCGTCTACGACTTCTCGTCGGTCATGGCGCTCGACTTCAGCCAGACGTTTAACACCTCATATCTCGGTCTGGGGATGATGTAGATGGACAACAAGCAAATAAAAGATGGCGTCGGCGACGTTTTCACCCTGCGCATGCGCGACATCTCGTCGGCTGGCGATGGGTCGCTGCAACGCTCGATGATTCTAACGTCGGGCTATCCGATCGATTACAACACCGGCGGCATGTTCCAGCATTGCGCCAAGAGCGGCATCATGGCCGCGGGGCTCGCCGCCAATTCACCGATCTATGCGTTCTACTGGCCCGCGTCTTTGATCGGCCTTGTGCGTCGCGTGCGGCTGAATGCCTGGACGCTCGGCACCGCGTTTGCGGCTGGTCTCGCGACGTTCGATCTGTTCGCTGCCCGCATTTTCACCGCGCCCTATGGCGGCGGCGCGGCGGCCGATCTCAGCGGCGATCACGCGTCGCTGCGCACCAGTATGAGCACATCGCTGGCGAACATCATGGTCGCGACCACGGCAGCGCTGACGCCAGGAACCCGCACGCTCGATCCCGATCCCATCGACTCGCGCACGGTGAACGCGCCGGTCGTCGTCAACACGACCTTCACCGCTGGCGCCCTGACGCTGTTTGAAAAGTTACAGGACGAGCATCCGCTGATGCACGTCACCAACGAGGGCTTTGTGATTCGGGCGACGGTGCCAGCGACCGGTCTGTGGTCGTTTGCCGTGACGACCGAGTGGGACGAAGTCACGAATTTCTAAAGAGGTTTTGGCGATGAAATACAATCAACCTTTCGATCAGCCGTCGAATCCGAATGCGTCCTACGTCGACGGCAATCCAGCGGCTGGCATCCAGGGCTCCATCGTGCCGGCGGCGTCGATCGAATATCCGCAGCGCGAAATCATGAACGCGATCGCGGCGGCGGGTCTCGTCGGCACCAACGCCGACCTGAACCAGCTGCTCGAGATGCTGAAGATCATGGACGTGTTCAACCACTTCAAAGTTGGCGTGCCAAATCTTGGCAATGCCACGCAATGGAGTACCACGGTCCCGACGCTGCCGATCATGCCGCCGCCGTTTGGCACCGCGATCTGGTTCAAGGCGCTCTATGCCAGCATGCAGGGCGGCACGGTCTTCTCGGTCAACGGCAGTCCGTTCATGCCGGTGACCAACGCCGACCTGACGCCGATAGCGATCGGTGACGTCATCGGCACCGGCTGGCTGCTGCTGTTCTTCGACGGCACCGAGTGGCTGATCGTCGCCGGGACCCAGGCGCGCGTGCCGGGCGCGCTGCCGCTCCTGCAGAAGAACACGAACTGGTACGTCAACGCCACGACCGGAGACGATACCTTACGTGACGGTACCTCGGCGACCATCGGGGCGGGCAAAATCGGACCGTTCAAGACGATCGGACGCGCGACGTCTGAGGTCATCAAATACAATATGAACGGCTATAACGAGTACATCTATGTTGCCGATGGCACTTACAACGAGGCGGTTTTCTTCCATCCGCTCAACGGCAGCGGCGCGGTCTTTGTCGTCGGCAACCCGGCTAGTCCACAGAATGTCGCGGTCACGGCTCCGACTACCCCCGCCGGAAGCAGTGCGTTCTTCATGGTCGGTGGCACCTACGACTTCGACGGGTTTCGTCTGGCCACGCCAATAGGAAGCGGGAATTTGGACGGCTTCTCCAGCAACGGTGG